TGTTTCATCTGTCATATTATCCTCCTTGTTAATCTCAGTATTCTTAATGCCTTTAGCACTATTAACCAAGAATTTAATCATGTCTACTTTGTCAGAATCTGACTTTTCAACAAAACCAATGTTCTGCATTGGAATACCACTTGTTGGGCTAACTTCAACTTCATTATCTGAAACCATAACTAGTCCAGATTCTTTATCCCAAAATACATTTTCAATTTTAAGATCTGCGACCTCTCCCTTTACTACTGTATCACCAGCCTGATTCTTCTCAATAGAGATAACGTTTGCAAATTGATTAGCAGGATTATCAACAAGTGAAAGTTCAACTAAGTCATAGTCTTTAATAATACGAATTGATGTATCCATCTTTTCGTCATAACCATCATCCCACTTGTTCATCTTTCCACCAATGGAGAAACCTGAAAGTGTTCCATCAAGAACCTTTTCCCAGGTATTCTGAGCACCCTTTGAAACATAAGCAGAAACAAATACACCATTATAGAACTTCTTTGTCTCTGGGTCAAAGTACTTGTCTTCTTTAAAGTTAACCATCTTACCTACCGCCATTGGTTGGTGCATTTCACGAATATTGCCACGGAATTTAGCAAACGCTTTTAAAGATGCTTCTGTTGTAACCACATCGGACTGCTTATCGATGTTGTCTAAAGTAGCAAAACCAGAGACAAGACGTCTCTCTTGATCTACTTTACTGAACGGCATTGAAAGACGAACATTGTCGCCTTCAGATTCCCAACGTGCTTTTTGAATAGTCATACTAATCTAATTATATTGCCTTTTTGTAAAAAGTTACTATTTTGTTATAATTATACACTATTTTTAAGATGATGATCTGCCTTCACCTTTTGGATTTCTTCCAGAGGTGGTAGCAGTATTATCAGCTTGGTTTTGCTGGCGTTCAGCATCACGAGTTCTATTCTGTTCATTATTCGCATTTGCATCAGTTGCCTGTCTTGGTGTTGGAACAATCATCTTATCGCTGTCTGGACGCTGTGGTAAATTAAGTGCATCACGGACTTCGTTAGGAGACATAATCTGATTCTTAACGTAGTTAGTCATAATCTGAGATTGTGCAAGTTCATCTGTAAGAGTAAGCTCATTAAACTTAAGCTCAAGAACATCTGTTTTTTCACGAATGATCTTGTTAAGAATCTTTTCAAGATTACGCTGTGCAGGTCTTGCAACCTGTTCCTTAAATGTACGGTCCTGTGCAAGTGCTGCAGCAATGTTTGCAGCTTCTCCACCACCAAGCTTTGAAAGTGGAACCTGGTGTGCAATAAGGATATCATCACGAACCTGTTGACGGTATTGGTGGAATGATCCTTCCTGAACACCTGCCTCAATTGGCTCCATCTTAAACTCAACCTTATTCATATCAGAATCACCTGGGAGTGGGATATAAAGTGTACGGTGGTTCTGGCTCTTCATTCCTGTCTGAAGGAATCTAAACAGCTTGTCTTCAGCCTCCTGTGACAGCTGTGCTCCCTTTAATGTAACAATGTAACGAGGGACAGCCTTATTTTGGAAGTAGTCTATGTTGTACTGTGATGCAAATCCATCACCGATCAAAGAGGGCATTGCAGAAATAACATCTGGAACACCATAAAAAGTATTTAGAGGAGAGTAATCCTTAATGTGAATAATCTCATTAGGACGTGGATCTTGTGTTACTGGGTTTGCATTAGTTGCCCCGAAATTACGGAAGTAAACAACCTTATTTGCAATGATCTGAACAAAACCATCATGCAAACGACGAACTCGAACAGTAGTGGCAGGAATGTGACCAATATAACCAATCTGTCCGTTTACTGTACGACCTACTTCAATGTAGCCGTTACCTGTTGCTTGAACATCTGTATAAACTTTTTCCATTGTAGTGGTAAAGCTATCATCTGAATTAAGACTTTCCATCCAATCACGTAGCTCGATCTTTGCTCGCTCAATGCGCTTACGAGCACGAGTAACCTTTTCTGAATCCTCTTCTGCTTCAAGACGCATTAGAGTTCTATCTGCAACAACAAAGTCATATCCAAGACCAACAATGTTTTCCACCTTAGCATCAATGGCTGCGTGGTTAGCAAATGAAGTATCGTAGTATCCAGCAAGCTGATATACATCATATGGTGGCGTAATGATATCAAAAATACCGTAGGCATTACGATATACGGCTCCTGGATTTAGTTTCTTTGATTTTGCATCTTCACGACCAGAATCAATTGCACTTGCAGAATCCATGTAAGCATCAGTCATTGCTGCTTTTTCCATGCGAGATTCACGACGTTTAAAGTTTGGGTCTATCCCAGAATAGTTCTTAATTTCATCCCACGTTTTTGTAAATGGATCATTATTTACAACAACATCTTGATCAAGATATGAATCATCTCTAATTGGAATTGCAATCTTAGTTATCTCATTCATCGCCATACATCTCCAAGGTCTTCTTGGCTGCAATAACTGCACCAAGGTCATTCATGGATGGGATTAGACCTTGTGACATACGGTCCTTTTGTTCTGAATATTCTTCATCTGAGATTCTTGCAGTACCCTCAAAAAATACGGCTTCACCGTCAGGTTCACCGTAATAAGCTGCTGCCTTTTTAAGTTCTGCAATCTTAGATTGATCGCCACGCATTGATGGAATGTTTAAAACATTATTATCATTATCGGTAAAAAACTTACCATTAGACTTTTTCCATACATAAACACCAGCATTTGTAAGGTTATCATTAACAAATTGGATCTTGGTTTCACCAATTTGACCCTTCATAATCTTTTCCATGAACACTAGTATACCATATTATGCAGGAGTCAGGGTTTTTGTGGTAGTTGAGATGTCCTTATAGTATCTTAATGAGTAAGAATTGGCAGATAATGGAGTTCCTTTATCTTCAATTACAACTTTCTTTGGTCTAATCAATAAATTATTTGTTCTATTTGGAGAAACTCCATAATAATATGTAAGATCCATTCCTTCATTACTAGAGATATAAGCAAGAGACTTATAGCAAACAACATTATTGAAAGTAAACTTATTTACAAAAGCAATAAACATATCATCAGATGAATTATACATGTTTATTGGGGAGTTAAACAATACCCCGAAGTTGTTCCACTCATAAACATTTATCACTGGATTAGAAACAAGTCTTCCATTAATAAAATATTGCAAATTAGTAAAGGATGCTCCAGTGCTTCTTAACTTTGCATAAATTTTTGCACGAGTTAATTTTGAGTTATATGGACTAATATAAAAGTCAACATAATCTGTTGCATATTTAATTGTTGCAATTTTACTTTCTTTATTTGGAAAATAGTTTTCGTCATATCTTATAGATGCAACAAAAGAAGACAACTTATACTCAGTATCTTTATTTGTATTGACAGGCACAGCAAGTCCAGATGTTTCCAGATTTCCTGAGACTGACTTAATTCCACTAGATCTTGTCAAATATAGGTATGGAGTCATTTGTTTTCCAATTGTAAATGGATTTGCATTAACATTTACTAAATTAGAATCTTGCTCATACTGATAAATATTTGATCCAAATTTTGTTCCAATTGGATTAGCTGTATTAACTGTATTTGTTTTACCTGCAATTTGTAGACTCTTTATTCTAATTGGTCTAGTTAAAATATCTGGACTATTAAGTTCAACATGAATAACGAGATAAAGATTTTCAATTTCTTGTGTTGTTAAGTCAACTATATTAATTACGTCACCATCAACAACCTCAAATCTTTTATCTGACTGAATCATTGTGTTATTGATATTATGAAGACCCTGAATCTTTGGCTCTACTGTTGTGGTAAAAACAAGATTTCTGTTTGCATTGTTTTGTTGAAAGCTTATATATGTTCTTACAGAAGACTTTGTAGTGTCATATGCAGTAGATGAAAGATATTTTACTGGTTTTGGATAACCAACATTGAACTGAAGATAAGACAGATCATAAGTAGAATCATTTATTTTTTTAGCTAACGATTTCAGTGGAATATAGTCTTCCCAATATCCATTAGATGCAATAGATAATTCAAAACTTTCTAGGTATGATTTTCCAAATAATGAGTATGTTGCATAGCGATCCATTAGGCTATTGTTTAACATACCGCCAGAAATTTGTAATACTGGAGTTCCAGCATCATAAATAGATGTCCAAGATGTTGTATTATAACTTCCACCATCTACAATAGATAGACTTTCTGTATTGAAATTCTCACCATCAATTACTGTATATGTTTCTGGAACTGATGTTGGTGAAGCTGAGTCATTATAAATATATGTAGTTTCTGGACTACCTCCATCTACATCAAAATCCCAGGTACTTGTATTATATGATCCACCATCATAAATTAGTATTGAGCTATTGTACTGGATATTGTTAAAAAAGAATCCTGCAGAATTAATAAATGGAGATCCGTCTAACTCTAAGAAATTTCTATTATTTACGAATGAGAAATTTTCAATAACTCCAGTAAATGTATTTGTAAAAAGTTCATTTCCACCAACATAAACAGAAAGTCTTTGTTTATTATTAATAAAGTTTGCTAACTCTTGTTGGTTTCCATCAGTAGTAGTTAAAGAATTAAAACATATACCTGCATTAATGCTTGTACCTCTTAAATCTATATCAGATATATTGTCATAAGACCAAGTAGTGTGAAGATCAGTATATGCAGAATAAAAGTCATATTGTAACTGACTACCAGTTGAGTCAATGGTTGATTGTAGATAGCTGCCTGTATTTTCATCAAATAACTTAAAAAGAATTTGTGTAGAGGTTAAGTTAATTGGTATTTGAAAAACTCCATAAATAGAAACGATATTATCTCTAAAAGATCTTAACTTTCCAAATGTTATATATCCGTTTGTATTTTCCCAGTCTGGAGTCGGTACTAAACAAATATTTTTAGTATCCTGTATCGTGGCTTGCCATTCAACTTCTGTTTTATTATCAAAGTAGACTTCTGGTGCTGAATAAGCTGTAGAAGATAGTGTGTCATTGATAGATGCAACTGCATCCATAATTCCATGTTCCCATTTATTTTGTGCTGGGTAGTTAAAATTATTTACATAATTTGCAGATGGAAAATCTACTACAGTTGATGTTCCTCCATTATCTGAAATAATACCTTCTGGAAATTCAACTGCTTGTCCATATGCCCATCTTCTTTTGGATAATGTGGACGGAATTTCATATGAATAAATACCAACACAGTCTAGCTCCATTTGAAAAATATCTTCATAACAATAAAAACCTAGCCAGTTATAGTTTTTGGTTTTTATAGTAGCTCCAGAATTATTTACTTCAAATTTATTTTTTGGAAAATCTAAATCATTTGTATTAGTTTTATCGTCATATTCAAAATTTAAAAGTATAACTTCTTTTCCATTAACCATTACAGATGAATGTGATGCTGTGTATATTAAGCTAACAAGCATTGGTCTATACCATTCTGAAACATAGTATGACCCAAAGTATTTTCCAATTTTCCAAATTAAAAATGATCCATCAACGTAGAGTCCATCACTAGAAGCTATTGGTCCAAAAATTTTCTTAGGAATTGAGGTATGTGGATTTATTCTTAACCAAAAATCAATAGACATATCTCTGTTTTTGCCTGAGTTATGAAGAAATCCAAAACCAGGTAAAACTAGTGATGGATTTTCAGAACTACTAGGACTAAGCATAGTAACATTTTTAGCACCATAGATCATCGGTATTCCCGAATTTTTTGCTAAAATTTTACCATTTTCGATAACATATACCCCATCGCTTACTTGTGGGTCTGTTTTAAAGTTTCCATATTTTTTTGCAACTACTCCAGTACTACCTAAATTAATTGGGAAATCTGAAGGGTATGTAAAAGTTGAAATAGAACCCAAAGATGTTGGAGCAAACTCTTCTGATAATTGACCAAAAGTAATTCCATTTACATAGATCTTTTTATTAGAATTATTTAAATTTGTAAAACCAATAAATGGTTCAAAATAATTATCTGGATAATATGTGTAACTAGGTAACTCAAATGTTTTAGAAATAAATACCCAAGTATTAGCAACATCTATATCTATTTCTTGTCTAACTGAGTAATCTCCATAGTCAAAACCTAGTTTTGCTTTTGTATTTGAACCAACAGATCCCTCAATGTATGTATAAAAACTTAGTGTTATATTTTCTAAATCTTCACTTAAAGATGATCTTTGAATAAGATTATTTCCAGCAAAAGAAATTGATCCAGAAGAAGTGTTTACTATTTTATTTATATAGTCTTCTGGAAATGGAACTGTAGGTATATTACTTGCATTTTCTAGGGTTACACTTAATGGACTTACCCCAGAAACAGTCCAAAAACTCGTAAAAGATAAGTTTCTTTTGTCACCATAAATAAGTGATAAAAAATCAACGGTATCGTCTAATGCCCAAATAGCATTAGGATGCTCTAGAAGTATCCTATCTGCATAAAGGTTAGATTGAGATTTCATAATGTTTCACAATCTATTTTAGCATAGTAAGCATTAGGTAGTTTTAATTACTACAAATCTAAGTTGAACTGCTTCAGCTAGTGCTCCACCTGTAATATTTCGAATAGAAATAGCGGCAGAACCTGTTGCTGGTACAGCTGATACGGCATATGCTGCAGCGTTAGCTGAGTTAGCTGTACCACTAACTACCGAAATTAAAACAATATCTGTTGCAGCAATAAATGAATTAGTAAGAGTAAATGTCGCAACGCCACCAGAAGTAATTGCTGGTGATGTACCAACAACAAGGGCAGACAAGCTTGTATTAGCTGTTGTAATTGTTCCAGAAAGGTTATTTAAGGTAACACCTGTTGTTTTGCTTGTTCCTTGTGTGACAGTATTTGAAGTTTGTGTATAACCAATTTTATTAGTTGCAGACAGTGTACCAGCAATTGTTGTAGGTCCTTGTATTGCAGTAGTAATTCCACTTCGTCCAATGTTTAGAGTGCTTGTAGACATTGAAGTACCTATGTTTAAAGCAGTTCCATCTACCCCCACAGTATTTGCAAGAATATATGCTTGTCCTCCACCACTTGTATCTCCCATGTTTATAGTTTGAGAACTTATTGTAGTAGTGCTAGTACCAATAGTTGCCTGAGTGCCACTTATAGTAACAGTTGAAGTACCAGCTGTACCAATAGTAACATTTCCACCAGCACCATTATTAATAAAGGTATTGCCGCCAAATGGCTGAACGTTAAGTGGTGAAGTTCCTGTATTATTTACTGCTGCAATTCCATTTTTAGAAATTCCAATATGTACCCCAGCTACATCTCCAGCAACAATTGGTGCATCTGATGCATTTGCATCTGCACTTGTATTTGTTGCTCTAAGTTTATCTGCTGATGCAGTTGCTGTTGCTGCAGTAATATTGCCAGTACTTGTAATAGTTCCATTGCTGACAAGTGTAGCTGCAGTTAGATTACCAGCTGAGTCTACTTTACTTAATGGAGTTGTTGATCCAGATGATTGCCATTCCTGCAAATTTCCAGTTTGAACACCAGTTCCTTTAACAGTCAGCGGTATCGAAGTTGTTGTTTTTGCAACAAAGGTCGTTGCAGTAGTATTATTTCCTTCTAATTTTGCATATCTGATATCATTTGTAGTATTTTGTGCAGTTTGATCAAATCCTACTGTATATTGAGCACCTACTGGATCTTGGCTAATTGTTACTGGAGATGTTGTAAGAAGATTTGAGCCAAGTGTTGTTTCATTTTGAAAAAATGGTAATTGACTCCATGTCTTTGTTCCATCACCAATCTTAAACTTACCAGCATCATCGCCTGAAGTAACAAAACCAATTTCTCCTGCTGCCAATATTACTGTGCTAGCAACACCATTCCATTCAGCTGTAGTTCCTCTACGCTGTTGCATCTTAATAGCCATATTAATATGATACCATAAACCAAAAAGAATACCCCCAGATTTCTCCAGGGGTAGACTTTTGATTAACTTTTACTTTTGAGCAGTAGAAGCGTTTGCAATTGCAAGAGTTGTAAATGGAACTGCGAGGTTTCCAACTACAGCAGTTAGCATGATCAACCATACTGGTGCTTGAATTCCACCAGCCATAATTGCAACACTAACATTGCTGATAACTAATGCAGCAAGACCATACATTGCATATGCAAGTCGGCGGTACTTTGCTTTAGGAATAAGAATTCCAAGAGCATCGTGTGACGCATTTGTTGCATCTGCAGGAAGTGGCTTCATTGTAGGCATAGGCTTTGTCTCCTTATTTGGCTTTGTCGTTGTAGGCTTAGTCTTAGTAACAGGCTTAGGCTTTGTTACTGGCTTAGGCTTTGTAGCTGTGTGTGGCTTTGTAGGTGCAACAACAGGTGCAACCGTAGGCTTTGGAGCATCTTCACGCAATGACTGTGTAAACCCAGCCCAAGTGTTTGGACCAAGAATACCATCGATGTCGTAACGGTAGTTATCATTTTTAGCTGCATACATCTGCATACCAATGTAAGTGTTCTTACCTGGAACGCCATCAATGTATGTTGCATCATAGAAACCGAAGTCAGCACATACTGTCTGAACAGCTGTCCAAGACTGTTGTCCAAACTGACCGTCGATATCTCCCTTGTAGTACCCACGCTGTGCTAAAAGTGTTTGAACTTCTACATAGTCAACATTTGCTGGTGCTGGACTAGGGGTTGAACCAGGGGTTGAATTGTCAAACCAAGGCATTACGTCTTCACGAACACCGTTTGGATCTACTAAGTGTACGTGTACGTGTGCTCCTGTTGAGCTACCTGCTCCAGGTGCTCCAGCTGCTCCACCTGTATATCCAAGTAGTTCGCCTTCGCTTACATTTCTGTCACTGCCCTCAAAAGCGGAACAGTGTAAAAACTGCATCTTGTATCCAGGACTGTTTCCTAGATCAAGTGTAATAATATATCCACCAGAACCATTGCCAGCTTCATATGAAACATAACCTGGATTAGGTGCATAGATTGGTGTTCCTACTGGTGTACCAAAGTCAGTACCGCCGAGGGAACCTCTTGCTTTGTGGGCTGCCCAATCATCTGTAATTGGATAACCCTCGAATGAGTTTCTCATTCCCATAAATATCACTCTCCTTCATTTAATTATAACATGCTAGTTTGTTGCGTATTTTGCCATGACTGCAACTGGATCTACTTGAGTATCAAAATCATGAATTTCAAAATGTAGATGTGGTGCAGATGATCGTCCTGTACTACCAACAAGACCAATAACTTGTCCTTGCTTTACCTGTGTACCCACAGAAATTCCATACTGCTCAAATGAACCAGCAATCATATGTGCATAGAGTGTCGAGTATTCATAGCCGTCATAAATTTCAACCATATATCCATATGAACCAGTTCCATATTCTACTTTGGTAACAGTTCCATCTGTAGATGCGTGAATTTCTGAGCCTTCTCCAGGAAAAATATCTAATCCCATATGAATGCTATTTGTTTCTGGACGAGGAACTCCAAATCCTTCTCCAATTTTTGTGTGATTTACAGACCAAATAAAGTTGGGCGTATAAATTCCAGGACCACGAGTTGCGTCTAGTTCAATTCCTGTTGCAACTATTGTTTGTGTATTTTCATAAACAATTTCTTGATTTGTTATAGACCCACACACATCTGGCGAGGGTATAAAAATATTTGCGGCAACCAAAAGGTTAGAAAAAATAAAAGGTAACATGTAATACTCCAATCGGGGGACATCCCGTAGTTTCAACGTATCGTTCTAATATACCAGACGTTTTAGTATTTTTCAACCTTTATAAAAAGATAAGTTATTCATAAGTCTTTGATCTGACTTATTTAGTTCAAATGCTTTTTTGCCATATTTTAAAGCATTCTCTTTATCACCTAAATAATAGTAAGAAATTGCAAGCAAGTCATATGGTAAATATCCCCAAGCAAAGTCTTCACACAAATAATCTAGTGGCTTTTCTTTAATAGCTAAAGCTGCTAAACAGTATATTTTGCAATTTTCCCAATCTTGATTTTTATAATATAATTGTGCTAATTCAACTAATGGCTCTCTTCTTCCAGGACTTTCTTTAATAGCAAGTTTAATCCAATATTCTGCATCTTCTATTCCACATTTTGCAATGTATCTCATTGATGCTGCACGTTCAGGTTGCCATACTGCTTTTGGTAGAGATAGGTGTCGTTTAAATTCTTCGTTTGCTTTTTCATATTCCCCGACAAAAAATAGTTCACGAGCATAGTAATAAGCATTTCTATCATCTGTTGGATCTTCATTAACAGAAAGCTCAAGAAGTGGAAGATACTGACTTCTTGATTTTGATTGATCTGGATAATGATGAATCTCAAGATCACTCCAACACTGCACCTCAGTAATTCGATCAGCAACGATTACTTCGTGAACAGGATGCTTCCAAACATATCCATGTCTTGCATGAATCTTGTCGCCACCATACTCTAATCCTGGTGTACCGTCTTCATTCCATGACCATGTATATTTATATCTTGGACGAGTAATTCCTTTTTCTAGCATACCCTCTAGCTTTTCTCTCCAACCAGGAAGTAGTACTTCATCCATATCAAGAGCAATGCAATAGTCGATATCTGCTGGAATGTGTGCGAGAGATGCGTTTCTTGCTACGTCAAATCTCCATGGCTTAACTGAGATGCCGATAACGTTAATACCAAGCTCTTTTGCTTTTTCAACGGTATTGTCAGTAGAACCAGTATCTGCAACAAGTAAGTAGTCAGCATCCTTTGCAGACTCGTACCACTTTTCTATAAACTGTTCTTCATTTAAGGCTATAGTGTAAATTGCTATTTTCATAAAGTCTATTGTACAGCAAACTACGACAAAGTTTCTTCTGTAGGTTCTGGAGCAATAAATATATCTTGCTCTTCGTTGTATGTATACCCAACTCCAGCGTATGTTCCTCGAAAATTACTATTGTAAGATGTCTGCACCCACCATTGGTGACCATGCAGTTCGGTCAAAAAATCTATTCCCGAAGCTTCTTCGTTGTCTGGGTCTAATACGTCATTATTAACAACATGAACTGCAATAACTACATTATTTTCATCAAGTCGTGCAAAGTGTGCCATTAGAAAGTTATGCTCCCATCTCCTGTAAATACATAAACTCTATACCCTCCAGTGTTTGTAATGTCTGGAGATCCAGTTGTTGATGTAGCTGCTGGCAAGGTGTTTGGATACCTAATAATCACTACACCAGAGCCACCATTACCACTAGTAAACCCTGAACCAGTAGAACCACCAGAACCTCCACCTGTATTTTGAGTTGCATTAGAGCTTGATGCACTTCTTGTACCAGCAGATCCACCACCTGTTCCAGCTGTACCATTAGTAAAAGTTGTTGAGCCTGTTGATGGAGCACCTCCTCCACCACCACCCCTAGTTACAGATAATGTTGTAATTGAGTTAGCAAGTCCTGTTCCACCGTTACCAGCTCTAGTACTTGTTGCATCTTTTAGTCCAGACGTAGATGCTCCACCACCACCACCTGCACCAACTGTAGAGGCTGAACCGCCATTGTATCCAAGACCACCAGATGTTCCTTGACCAGTTGTTCCAGAGGTTACTGTTGCTGGAGTTCCACCTGTACCGACACCGTTTCCACCAGCCGAACCACCAGACCCACCAGTGTTATTTGTACCGTTACGCCCAAAACCACCACCAGTAGAAACTACTAAGTCTCCAAAGTTAGAGTCACTTCCCTTGTTACCATTACCAGCGTTGAGTCCAGCTCCTCCTGCTCCAACCGTAACGGTATATGTTTGACCATAAAAACATGTTATTGCTGACTCAGCAGATGAGCTTCCACCAGATGTTCCAACAGATGTTCTGTATCCACCAGCACCTCCACCACCAGAAGCAACACCAGCAGGAGTCTGAGACTGACCTCCACTACCACCACCTGCAATAACTAGAAAGTCAACAGTGAACGGTTGATACCATTTTTTCCAAACACCACCAACTCTTACCCAGCCTTCTGTTACTGTTTTCCAGGCTCCAGATACCTTAGTACTTATAGCTGTAGTAGATTTCCATGCACCACCAACTTTTAAATGACCAGTCATTATGCTGTATACACCAACCAAACATCTCCGTCAGAACCTCCAGTCGGTGCGGAGGTAGAGGTATAAATGTTTCTAACAACACCAGATGATGTTGATGCAGTAGTTACTGTACCGTTTGTTTGTGAAACTTTTCCATTAGCAAGATCATATGCAGTTTTAACACTGTTAGGTGTTGCTGCCGTAGTCGTGCTGGTGCTGGAAATAGAGTTAGTTAGTTGTACCACACCCTTTACGGAAGTTGTTGCATCTGTTAAAGTAGTCCAGCTAGTAGCGTAATCGGTTCCAGAACTTTTTGCTAGAACTTGATCAGTAGTTCCTCCAGGAGGAACAGCACCTGCTATCTGTGCAAAGGTGACAGTTCTAGTGGCAGTTGACGTAGAAGCGTTAGCTGTTCCAGTCCAAGCATAGGTAAACCCTCCAGCGGCTGAGGTATTGCCGTCAAAGAATGCGCCTGTGTAGGTTGATGCAAGCTCAACTATTGCCGAGTCAACAAAGAGTGTGCTTCCAAAACCTGCGTAAACGCTAGGGGGGGCTACGACTATAGTTAGGTTACCATTAGTAGTGGCAGTCAGTGATGGTGCTTGAATAAACTGCCACGAAGTAGTCGCCGTAAAAGAAACCGTTGTTACCGCAGCCCCTGCTCCAAAAGTAAGCACAAAACCAAAAGTTCCAGAAGCAATTCTTACCCAGATACCTGCACGATAAGTGCTTCCGACTACTAGTGCGCCTGTCCCAGTATAAGTGGCTCCAAGGTCGCCATCCCCATCTGGTGATGATGCCAGACACCAAGAGCCAGTTTGTGGAGATGTACTAACCCTGCTAATTGAGCCATTCTGGGGAAACCAACCAGTAGTATTTGTTTCAAAGTTTGGATTGGTAACGAGGTTAGTACGAACAAGAGTCGCACTACTAGGACCTGTTGCACCTGTAGGTCCTGTTGGTCCTGTGGGACCAGTTGAACCTGTTGGACCTGTTGGACCAGTGGGACCAGTTACTGTAGAATTTGCTCCTGTTGGTCCTGTGGGTCCAGTGGGTCCAGCAGCCAAAGTAGTCCAGCTAGTGGCGTAATTAGTATCAGAACTCTTTGCTAGAACTTGTCCAGTTGTTCCACCAACAGGAATAGCACCTGCTATTTGTTCAAACGTGATCTGAGGTCTAGTACCAGTTGATGTAGAGGCATTAGCCGTTCCTGTCCAAGCATAGGTAAACCCTCCAGCGGCTGTAGTGCTGCCGTCAAAATATCCAGTATAGGTAGATGCCAGTTCAAGAATCGCTGAGTCAATGTAAAGTTGTTGACCGAAAGGTATGTTATTTGCTGTATTGAACAGAGATAAACGAAAATTAGTGCCTGTCGCAGTTAGAGGAGGTATTTCAACAAACTGCCATGAAGTAGTAGCTGTAATAGTTTGAACAACGGTAGTACTGGTGGGGTTGAAGTTTTGAAGTCTAAGTGAGTATGACCCAGTACCTGAGCTTACGCGAACATAAACACCAGCTTTATACGTTTGACCAATAACCAAAGTGCCGTCAAAGTAGGTGTACGACTGGTTTGACTCAACATCACTGTCGTAAATATAGCCTACTTTTAGAAGATACGAATTACCACCAGATTGCCCAGCTGGATTATTTGACCTTTGAAAAGTACCGTTGAACGCAGTATCAGCCCAACCAGTCGTATTTGTTTCAAAGTTTGGGTTAGTAATTAGGTTCGTACGAGTAATCCCAGGAAGACTGCTGGGTCCTGTTGCTCCAGTCGGTCCAGTTGATCCTGTTGCACCTGTGGGTCCTTGCTTAAGAACAAAATCAAATACCGCTGCGGAGGAAGTTCCTCTATTGGTGATAGTGGGAGTTCCATCAGGACCTGTTGATCCAACAGTTCCTACTGCTATTGTTGCAGCAGTTCCATTAGTTCCATTAGTACCATTAGTTCCAGTATTACCCTGAATACCCTGAAGACCCTGAGCACCTGTAGGTCCTTGAGCACCTGTTGCTCCAGTAGGACCCTGATATCCAGTATTACCAGTTGGACCTTGTGGTCCTGTAGGACCAGTGTCTCCTGTTGATCCAGTAGGACCTTGAATACCAGTTACCCCTGTGGGACCCTGAATACCAGTAGCTCCTGTAGGACCTGTTGGTCCCTGAGAACCAGTATCTCCCTTAGCTCCTGTTGGTCCTATGCTTCCAGTTACACCTTGAATACCTTGAATACCCTGCGGTCCT